TTTGGTTATCTGCTTTTTTGCTCGTAATGTTTGTTTTGAATCCTTCTATCCGTAATCTTCTATCTATTTCATCAGCGTAAACATCCCCACCGTTATTGGCTTCAAAATGTAATTGACTTGGTTGGTGATGGAGGCTTCGTCCGGTTACTATAGGGTAGGTTGTTTCCTTATCGCCTTTGTTAAATATCCAATCAGGTATATATATAAACCCATCATCATACTCGTATCCAAAGGGCAATGATAAAGAATCTCCGCCACCCCAAGCAATATCACCTACACCAACTTTTCTAATCAATCCAAATTCTGGTAAAACTCCGTTATAGGTTCTTAATTCAGATTCTGGGAATAATAATCCTTCTCTGATAAATGGATTTTGCTGATACTTGGCTTCCCACTCATTTTTATCAAGCCTTGCTTTTGCTGCCTCAAAATATTCTGTTGAGAACCCCACTCTATATTCATATTCAAAATTTGATTGGCCATTTTCGTTTAAAGCAGGTATTTTTCTAAATCTATATTTGGGATTATCTTTATTTTCTTTTTCAACCCTACCCAAAGGATCTATAACATTCCATCTGGTACCAACCATTAATTCTTTCGAACCGTCATTTTTTCTATCTACTAGAACATTTAAATAATCTTGGTATCGTCCTTCTAGTCTAACTGGACTTAATGATTCAGTTCTATCTCTAACTAAATCGTCGACATATAGGTACCCATCATTTGAAATATCTACCGCACCTGTCCACGTTCCGTCTATACCTCTGCAGGTTAGTGTTGCAAACCTATCTGGCTTGTCTAAAGTGATTTCGTTTTTCTCAGCAGATTTATTTTGAAGCTTTACATTTGGAAAAACAGTTCCAAATGTATAATCAGCTGATGTTGTAAGGTTTAATGATTCACTATAAAACCCATCTGCAAGTATTCCGCTATGGCCAGACATAGCATTATGACTATTTGGTCTTTTCCCCATTATCCAGGATAAAAAGAAAATGCACAGAGTGGATTTTCCAGTTCTCGGTGGTAGAGATACTCCTAAAAAATCTATTACACCATCTTCAAGGTCTTGTAAGTCTGCTGCAATAATTTTTAATGTCTTTCTTCTTGGTTGATAAAATCTTTTTTTGGGTTCTCTATTCTTTTCCATGTATAAAACATAGCTATCAAATATATATGGAGCTTCAAACAATAGCGCATTCCAGTAAATTTCGTTATAAGTTTCAGTAGGTGGAAGCATCTGAACAGATTCTTTAACAAATTTGGATATTTTAAAGCAATATTCCGTTTCTGATTCATCTTCCCTCAATACAGCTTTTGCCATATCAAGCAAATCAGCTAAGACTTTTGGACTTGTTAAGTCTTTTTGCTTTATCGCCTCTATAATGTTCTGATTTTTTTTGGATATCACCCTTTATCAACTCCTTTATTTAGACCATGATATAAATATGATTTAAACAGGCTTTGATATTCGTGATATTCTTGCCTAATTCTATTTTTTTAATAACTCAATATAGATTTTTGTTGCAAGTGCTCTTCATGTATCATCCTCTTTGGTTTCTGCCATATCCGATACTCTCTTACATGTTCCATAATGTTTACACGATATGATGTTTAGAGTTTGGCAATCACACTTATCACTAACCCATCCACTAATATGAACAGCATCGAACTTATCACACCCACAACAAAACTTATCTAAGTCAATTTCGAAATATTTTGAAATCTCATTTTGTTCTTGTAACTTTTTCACCTCGGTTTGAAGCTTGTTGAACTGTTCTTCATCCATCTTTTCTATAAGTCTCAAGGATAATTCTTCCCTAAGCAAATTGTTTTCCTTTTCTACAAGTGCCAATTTAAGTTTTAATCCTAGACTGTCTGATTTCAATGTAGATTCAATACCTTTTATCAATCCTTCAGCTATGTAATTTTTTTTGATTTTTTTCTGAAAAAATAATTTTCCCACAGCTATCCCTCCTGCATTTGGTATTTCTTTTTATTTATCAACTTACATAAGTGCCGAGTTTGTTTTTCTTTATCATCCATAAGCACCGCTTTAAAAAAGCCTTTGTACGTTTCTATATTATCTAGAAAGAATTTTGCGTTTTCTTCTGTATTAAATTCTTCAGCACAATTTTCTTCGATAATATCTCTTGTTATTTTTAAAAGTATTTTGTCTTTTTCATCGAATACTTCAGAATCAAAAGTTTCTTCGAAGGATTCATTTAATATTTTTATAAATTCTTTTTTTGCAGTTTCTATTGAGTTGCTCATTTTAATACCTCCAAATAATTGTAATGGATGGACTTGAACCACCAACTTCTCGAATATCAGTCGAGCGCTCTGCCATTGAGCTACATTACAGGGTATGCATTTTTTGGACTGAAACGCACAAAACAGTATTGCAAAAAGGGGAATGAAAGCAAAATGTGGTTCTTTAGGCAGAACCAACGGAAACAGAAGGATTCGAACCTTCGCCACCATACAGTGCTGTTCGGTTAGCAACCGAATCTCTTTAGCCTCTTGAGTATGTTTCCGAAGTTGTTTAGCCTGCACCAAGTACTTTGAGTCTTCAGGATTTTTACTTTACTTTTGTATTTGGTATATTCCAACTCATTTTCTTAATGCAGGCTTACGCTTGACGTATCTATCACTCAACAGTAGCAAAAGGAAAATCCCGTAACCCTTGAAGCTATCTGTTGGTTTATTTTTTATATACTTAATCCATCCAATTATTATGAACGGAGCCAAGCCATAAAGTATTTGTTTTATTTCCATAAGCTAACCCAACCATATGCAGATTGAATTGACTACAAGTAACGCTGCAGATCCGTATGAGATAAATCTTATATTCGTATTTGTATTTTTCTCTTTTCGTTCCATTGCCAACATCCCTATCGCAAGGACTGCATTAACGAAAGTTACTATTATTTTTAGTTGGTACATAGAAACACCTCTTTTTGATTTTTAAAATTTTTTTTGAAATTTCGCATATTCCTTTTTAAATTTTAAATTTTTTTCGATATTCGTTTATGATTTTGTTCACCATAGTTTTTCCGTTAAGACTTGGAAGAATACAAAACATTCGCTTTCCTGTTTTCATACATTTATCGTATAACGACAGGTAGTCTATTTGCCATTTCTGTAATTCGATTTCGGAATGTTGCTTTGCGTATTCTAGGAGAGTCGGTTGATCTAGGGTTATTCCTAGTTGCTTTAAAGCTTCCGTATCTCCGATGCCATCAGAACAACTCATAAGTTCTTCAATTCTATTTTCGTTTTGCATCTCATATCTCCTCAATCAAAACCCCACTTATAAAACGCCTGTCTTAGTTCATACCAAAACTTTACTTCCGTGAGTTAATCAGGCTCTACCCTCAACCGCCAAGTCAGATAGATTTACTTCATGTAACCTGATTAAAGTTTTTTGCATTGCTTGGACGGTTAGCTTATACAATGCCTTATAGACGATTAGTATCCTTTTTTGTTTTTTGGTTGGGTGAGGGGCTGAGGTAGTGGGTGTGTATCTGCCTACTAGACCCCCCCCACCCCCTCTGTGGATGTGGACCATGTAAGCTGATGTTAAACCTTGATTATATTAATTTATGCTTATTATATTTACTGGGTATTTTGCTTGTTATCGTTATAACATTTCGTTAAACTACAGTTTATTACATTGTTGTAATATATACTTTAAATCGCTACAACCCTTGTAAACACTGGGTTTGTTGCCCTTTTAAGTGTTGTTAAAACTATTCGCATTAAACGTTTTATATGTGTAACCACAAGATGTAGTGTTTAAAAGTCTGCTTTTGGGGCTTCTATCAACTCATTCTCAACATAATCTAGGGCTATTCTTTCAGGCTCTCTTGATGTTGTTATGTGATTTATATTGACTTGCACGTCCTCATGATAGCCATATGCACATTTTAGAATAAACATCCCACCAGGGTTCCCAGATAGTGCCACATCATAGGCTGCTGCTTCGCATTCTTCAAGCCACTTTTTAACGGAGAGGGAGTGTGAGGAGCAGAACTCCGAGCCATTATCGTTCCTATATTCCCCTCTCTTCCATGAGTCAAAAGTACTAGTATTGATACCTGTTAAGATAGCAAAGTTTAACAGTGTAGGGTGTTGCTTAAACTTATAACACATCTCTGTATATGCTTCCCAAATAAGACATATAGTATCTATATCTGAATAATCTAAACAACTACATTTATTATTATAATTAATCTGATTATCTTTTCTTTTAAATATATTAATATACATACTCTTTAAAAGACCTTTAAATATAGGGGTTTTATATATATCATCTTTATCTCTTAAATTATATACATATTGCTCTAATATACTCTTCATATCATTGAGATACATATTATCAATATCATTATTAAAATCTATATTATCCATGTATATATTTACCTCCTATAATTTATTTAATATATCTATAATGCCTATATATACTCTTTATATATAATATATAGGTTTATGCCTGGTCGCAGTCTGTGGCGTCTACACAGCTCCCACAAGTGCCATATTGCTCACATAAATCACCGATGCATTCCTCGCCCAGCTCTTCACATTCTCCGTTGTTTAATAAGTTACAATTAAACTTTCCACAATCATTACTCATCCTGATCACCCTCCAATATTCAAAATAAAAAAAGCCCTGAACATCATACAGAAATTAATCTGTACAACGGTCAAGGCTTACGCTCTCGTTGTCCTGCTCTTTATCTAGCAGTCTGTATATATCGTCATGGCTCAAAGGAACTGTTATATATACACTTTATTATTTAATTAAATAAGTACCATATCTATTATTATAATATACATATAACCTATATATTGTCAATAAAAAACTTCTAGAGATTTTCTCTTTTCATTTTTTCCATAACTGCATCTGTAATAAACTTATTTAGATTTCCTCTAGATGCTTTTCTGATTCTATCTTCATCATCTTTTTTAAATCTAACTAAGGCTTTAAAATATGCTTTATCTTCATACTTCTTAGTTGCCTTTATTTGGGATTGAGAAACAGTCATTTTTATCGCCTCGATTCTTAATATTGTTTCTAAAGATATCGTTATAATATCACCTGGTGATACGTTAGTCAAGAATTATATAAAGATATCGTTATAATTAACAAAAGAATTTAGTAACATTTACCATATATCGCTATTGTTATTAATCCAAAATAACGCTATCGTTATATACTTTGTATACTTATTTGGGATATTTTCTACATGATTGACATTGTATATATAACGCTATCGTTATATAATATATACATAGCAAGGGATTGCTAAATAACTCAAAGGAGAAAATATCAATGGTTAAGAAATCCACAAAAAAAAGCAAATACTCACCTCTCGAAAAGATAGTATTTGCCACAGCCTTACTCAACTTAATAGATACGATATTTGAAATCATACGACATTTAATTGAGTAACTGGTAGGGGCGTAAGCCCTTACCAAAATAGTATAACATTTCTTAACATTTGTCAATATATAGCAGGTTTAAGCAGAAAGGAGCAAAGAGCATGGAGAGCATGGGCATGATTTTAAAAGTAGTAAATATAGTATTTGACATCTTTGTAATTGGATACTTGATAAAACTTGGGATTAATCGAAAATTTTCAAAATAGGAGGTATTAAGATGATACAATTTGAAGTTGGTAAAAAGTATTTTTTTACAAGTATCTGTGACCATAATGCTATATTTGATATAGAGGTTATTGGAAGAGCAGCAAAGAGCATATCTTATAAATACGATGGGCATATAAGGCGCTCAATCATAAAGTTAGATGATACAGATTCAGAATATATAGTTCCTGATCGTTACAGCATGGCGCCAGTGTTCCGAGCGTCAAGAGAGCTTAAAGAATCCGCAGCATAGATTTAACGTTTATCATGTGCATGAATAAGCACTAAATATTTTAGTAAATTTAACCGTTAAGGCTACTTTAAAACCGTTTAGACTATCTATATATACAAATCTTTGCTCGTTCTGATAAGATATGTATATAGAACGCCTAGCCACTCTAACCCCTAAATAAAAGGGCAGTATTGCAAATGTAATCTGCCCTACTCCCCAAAGTTACTGTTGAAACATTTCTTTAAAATTAGGTAATTTCCCATTTATTTCAAGTTCATTTCGATATTCTTTAAATCCTGAAGGGTCTTTATATATTTCATAGTCAATCCATTTTTTATCAAATTTTCTATTCACAAGCATAAAATGACTATGTATAGTTATATATATTATTCCAAAAATTACCGCCATTCCAATTAAGCACATCAAGAAATTTTCGTATACTAAAAAAATATAAAAAGAGTATGATAAAAGTAACAATACACAAACAAAGCTATAGAACCAAGCAAATATAGGACCAGCCATTGCAATTTTTTTAATCTCTTCGTTGCTATAAACTTGGAAGTTATTATCTGGTTCATAACCACCTTTTTGAATAGTTTTAAGATTTTTAAAATAAAATTTCGTGTTTTTAGTTTTTAAACTGAATTTCCATGGTGAAAAAACCATTATTTCAGCAGCTGTTAATTTATACCTTGATGCGATAAATGAATGTCCAAGTTCATGAAATAAAGTTTTAATAAACACAAAACTTATTAATAAAAATATAGAAATTGTCAAATAAATAAAAAATCCTATCATAATAAATCTCCCATCTTTTTTTAATATTGTAACATATTATATAATTACATTAAATATTTATAAATATAATTAAGCACATCTCTTATGGGCCATTCTAATATCATCTTGGTCAACTGTAATGTAATGCCTTGCCGTCATAGAAATATCAGCATGTCCTAATAATTCCTGAATAATTTGGATTTTAACTCCACCTGAACTCAATACTGTAGCAAAAGTTTTTCTCACTAAATGAACTGTAACATGTTTATTTAATTCTGCTCTTTTAGCAACTTTCTGTAATTCCTTTTGAATGGATCCTGTTCCAAGTCTTCTGTGAGCACCTATTTTTGAAACGAACAAAGCAATGTTATTATCTTTTCTTGATTTCAAATACTTTTTAAGTGCTAACTTTGCTTTGGCATTCATGTATGCAGTTCTATATTTCCTTGTTTTTGGGGCATAAACTCTTACCGCATCTGTTCGAAAGTTCACATGGTCAATATCTAGAGCTTCCAATTCAGAAACTCTCAGACCAGTACTCATGAGAAACTCAAATATAGCTTTTTCTCTAAGAGTTGAGTAGTTATCTCTCATCAACTCAACTTCCTCGTTTGTCAGAAAATCCTTTTCCTTTTCAATCTGTTTTATTGCTTTAATAGCTCTAACAGGATTTTTTGGAACGTAATCTTCATCACTTGCCCACGAATAAAATGAACTTATAAATCTTTTCATGTTTGCAATGGTTGTTGGACATACTTTATGCTGTGTCTGGTATAATGCTAAGTAATATTTAATGTCATCAGTGGTAACATCTTTATAGTTTTTATTTAATGCTTGGAGCATTTTCTTAGTATCGTTTACATACTGCTTGATTGATTTATCTGATTTGTTTTCTAACTTCTTGTTTGCTACAAAAAGTTTTAAAATATAATCATTATCATCCGAATATGTACTGATTTCTGTTGACTCCTGCTCCATCTTCACCCCATGAAGATTTATCCTTAAAGTGTCTTCTAGTGCCCTTAACTGCTTTGAATTTAATTCCTCTGACATAGACAACATTATATCTTTTATTACCTTCTCCTTAACCATTGCTTCCTCCTAAACGTGCCATTTGCAAGTTAAATTCCCCAATTTAACAATGTTCCGATATTTCTTTAAAAGTAAATCCATAATCACAACTTATATATAAACCTGTTGCTGTAATTTTCCAAATAGTTTCCGAATCCTGTATGTTAGCTTTTTAATGAAGGTAATAAATAAAACCACCATCAATTGACTTCTGTTCACTACAGAATAGCTTTAATTTATCATTCCACATATTTTTCTTCTCCGAACGGCAGGTCGTTCATTTCAGGTTTATGTTCGTGAGTCCATATAGCACATACTATGTTCCACAGGAAGGCTCTGTCGTGTCTTTCGTCTTCATCTCCTCTATTGTGCTTCAAGAAATGATTACTGGCACTTCCTATGAAGCTGCTTAGCGGAATACCTTTTTCCCAATTTCTTAATTCGTATTTCTTAGCACCTTCCTCGTAATGTTTAGAGAGTTCAAATATAGCTTCTTCAAAATTATCAAAGTTACATTCTATGAATAAGTTTATTGATTTTTTTAGATGTTCTAAGTTTCCTTCTCTTTTGTATAACTCTATCAATTCATAAATTAGATATTCCACTTCATCTTCTGTAGAAAATCCTTCATAGTTATTATTTAGATGATGAAGAATAGAGCCTATTACATCCATAGGCACAAGGTCCATTCTTCCCTTGCCTTCCTGTATACCTCTAACAGCTCCTGTATCAAATTCTTTTCTATCTCCTGAATCTTTTATCATTTTTCTGCCCCCTATAATTGTTTTTCTTGTTTTAGTAACTTCGGAAATTCTTGAATTAAATCTTCTCCCCAAATTGCTTCAAGGCTTGATTTCATAAATACAGGAACTTCTGCAGCTTTACATTCATTTACAATTGCTTCAATCCATTCTCTCTTAGGCGCTATTTTGTTCTTTCGATTTCCTGTCTCAGCTCCGATTATTACCCAATCAATATAACGACCAATCGTATACTTGCTTCGATAATCTTTATGAAGCAGCTCTAAAGAATTAAGACTAATTTCCCCATGTATAGGTTCAATGCTTAAAAATCTGTTTGTAGTCTTGTCTGTAAATGTGCATAAATCCCATGCTCTTTGTCTATCTTCTAAAGTATTAATTGTTGTTCCTAGCCAAATGTTATTGTCAAGCTTAAAGTCTAAATCCGAATATCTTTTAGGATTCTTTGTAAGAAATAAATAATTATGCTGTTGTGATGCCTTACAATAATCAAATATCTCCTCAATCCATCCAATAGGTACCCAATCACCAAATAGATCTGACATACTACAAACAAATATGTTTCTTCCTTTTTTATTCAAATAGTCATTTAGTCTATATTTGTGAAATGTAGGTGTAAATCCATAAGGATATGGCGTAACTTTTGAACCATATTTTCTTACTGGGGTCTCAAGCTCAACCAAGGCTTCACCACCAAGACTTTCTTCTCCAAACCTTTTAACCATACTTCTAGCGTAACAATATTGACAATCATGTAAGCATCCAGTTATTGGATTCCAAGAGGAATCGCACCAATCTATTTTTGTTTTATCCATTGCTTTTTTCCTCCCAAATAATATTCTCTACTGGCACATATCTTTTTCTATTATTGCCATAATACACAATAGCACACTTTATTATTTCTTTAGGTTCTTTGTACAATCTGATATAGTCTCTTCCATATTCAGGCTCTTCATAGCTTGCACCTAAAATACCCTTTATAATAATGTCTTTATACCCAACAATAAATCCATTAAAAACCTTTTCTTTTAATTCAAAGTAGGTTTTCTCAATATCTTCAACATCATTATCTTCTGCTTTCCCATTCTTCCAAATACAGAAGTCCGGAATATTATCAGGCGTGTCCTTTTCACTTAATATCTCTATCCATATACTATCTTTAGCTTTATTTAGGTAGCCATTACATTTAACCATTTCAAATAGTTTCATCATTTTCCTCACTTTCCTCTAAAAGCATCTGGAAGTTATCAACAAAACTTTTGATAAATATTTCATAATTCTCTGCTTCTTTTTCGGTAAGGATTTTATTTGAAATTTTAGGGTCTTCAAATGTTCTAACTCCATATTTGGCTCTTATCTCTGCTCTTGTCATATAACCTCCCACAAATAACTTACTTGCTCTTTGCCAGCTTTTCTGCTAATTCTTTAATCAGCTCCAATGCAGCATCCCTGTCAAAGCAAACTTCAACATTATATCTGATTTCATCGACTGCCATTTCAATTTCATTTAGCGTAGCGTCAACATCTTCAAAAGTAATATTAATTTTCCTATATTCTCCCTTTGACTCCTCTGCTAGGTTTGAATTTCCTCTAAGATAGTCTTCAGCATCTTCAACGCAAGCAAACTTCTTAAACTCTGCTCCTGAGAAACCTTTTATATTATTTTCGCAATCTTCCCAGTTATAATAAATACCTGGTGTAATACCTTTTCTAACTGCATATATTTTAGACATTGTTTTTCCTTTCTAACTTAATAGTTTTTTAACGGAAATCAAATATCTATTTCCATCAATCACCATTGTTACATCATCAGTATGTAGTAAATCAATATAGCCTTTATGCTTCCACTCTTTTATTACTTTATTTTCGATTGATTCTATTATTACCTCTAATAAATCATTTTCGTTCATTTCGTCACCCTTTCAAATCCGAATTATTTTAACTCTTATTTTCTAATAATATACTTAGAATTTTTCCACACCAAGGACAATACTTAGCATTTTCTATGTTGTGAACGCTGTAATCTTCGTTCAATTTAATTTTGTTATTTTCTATTGTTATAAACCAATACTCATTTTTCACATTTTCACAGCAATGAATTTTATTAATTTCATCCATATATCTGCTCCTCTCAAAATTCAACTTATCATTGAAATCTCTGTTAATGTTTAATATAATGAAACCGTGGACCCAAAAGATTGTAAACCTCAAAAATTGTTATTAATTTATAAAATCATTGTTATCCAAAAAATATATTTATTTATACAGGTCCTAACGGACGTACATAGTTGCAGAAAGTTTAGCACGTGTGAAAAGAGGAATACAATGAGTAACACATGGACATTTGCTACTCCAGTTTTTGTCAGGGAGTACGATAGATTTCGTCTAGGAACTTGGGAACATGTTGACGCTTACTATAGGTCTTTGCCAAAACGATAATCATCATTTTCTTGAGGGTCCACATCATTTTAAAATTTGATTCAACTTAATTGTTTAGCTTTTTTACCAAGACGATACCTGCTTTCACAAACGGTGCATTTTGCGACAAAAGAACCTTTTCTTACTTGCTTTAAGTCTTTACCACATGAGCATTTAACAACCAATATTCTCTCATTCATAAACTTATCAATAACGTCTGTACTTATTTTCGGAGTAAGACCTAACTGTTTTAATACCTGTCTATATTCCCTTGAAATCCATTTTCCATCCGGCTCTAGGTGTAAGCTATCTCCCATCATATCCCCCAACTTTACAAGTTGGTCATATAATCTGGTTTTATCTTCTTGAGCTAACGCCATAAAATCCTACCTACTTTCTATAATCTAAATTTGCAACTGTTTCTAGTTGCTTTTTAAATACGCAACCAAAACTTTGATTTAACGCAAGTCCCACTCTGGCTTTGCATCTGGCTCGATTTCATCGGATTCATCTTCAATATCAATGTTTACTTTTGAAAATGATCTGCATAATTTTAATAGTAATATTTCAAACTCTGACAAGTTTTTTAGAGAATTAATATTAATGCTTTCAATTAAGCCTGTGCTAAGTAAGCTCCAATTGTCGTTTGAGTCTTTTTTTCTATATACATCAATTGTATAGTCAAGTTTTTCATCTTCATCGTGTCCGCACGAAAACATTATTTTTGCATTCTCAAAACTTGATGTAAAATATCTTTTGTTGTCATACTCAACACCGACAACAACATCTACAAAATCATAGTATGGCTCGCCATCTTCTTGGTTTGCTTCTAACCCATCTACATCAACATTTGCAGCAACATATTTTTTATAGGCTTCAAATATTTCAGATAAATTTATTTCTTTTACCTTAGGCTCAATCATTAACTCTTTAAAACTTTCTAATATGTTTTTGTTATCAACTAAAGAGGTTTGATTAATAATATTTGTAAGTACGGCATCTAACTTTAATGCATAGTTGTTAAAATTATGCTGCTCAATTACAGGAATCATAACCTCTTTTAATTTTTCTTTTATTGCTTGTGAGCCATCTCCATAACGGAATATATCTCCTATTGCTGAATCAATTGCTGTAGTGAATTTTTCTTCAACGATTTTTTCTATAGTCCCATCCTCTAACTTCTTTGCAATAATTCCACTTATATTTTCTTCTAATGTCATAACTTTTTTCTCCTTTTTCTTTTCTAAATTTTGATTTAACTATGAGTTCCCTATCTAAATTCCCCCTTGACAACATGACACTGATGTCGTATTATTAATTTGTAACATGTCGTGTGTGTCACATGAGAGGAGAATTATATGTCTAACATTAACTATGATGATTATATTGAAATTGTTCCAGCCTTTATCGCTTTAAAAAAACAAAGAATTGCAAAAGGTTTTACACAACAACAAGTTGCTGACTATTCAAAAATTAGTACTCGCCAATATATTCGTTTTGAGTCTGGCGAGAAGTTTCTTTTACAGGCTTCTGCAAGATCAGTACTTTCAATCTGTTCCATGCTAGAAATTGATCCATTAAGTTTTGTTTGTAAATATGAAGAATAACTTTTCTATATGAGCCACCTATGTGGCTCTTTTTAATTTTGGTTTAACTTACTTTTCCCATTCCATTGCCTGACCACATTCAGGACAGTATTTTGATTTTCTACCACCACATAATGCTCCATCTGCGTATTCTGTGACAAATATATATTTTTTACATCCAGGACATTTGTGTAAAGTTCTTTCAGGACAAGAATCTTTAAGTGAAGGTAGTGGTATCTGCTTTTCAATAGATTTTATAGCAACTTCACTCGCTCCTGTTGGGAGTCCTGACATTTCAAATGCCTCACTAAAAAGCTTAAAGCGTTGTAGTGCTTCCTCATTACTCATATTCACACTCCTAACTCAAATCTAGCTTGATTTGGTTGTCTTCCTGTTCTATTTTCTTTACTCTTGGTGCATATAGTTTGGGGTTTTCTCCAAAGGCATCTATTGGATTTAGGTCGAAATCTTCACATGTATTTACTACCTTACAATAACCCTCTGATAGTGTTTTTTTCTTTGTCGTACAGTAATTTACGTCTCCAACGACTAAGCTAGTACAGTATCTACAATATTGTTTCATGGCTCACACTCCTAAACCTTTTTTAACTCAACTACATGCGCATCAAGAACTGCATAACATGATGGCTTAATTTCATTTTGTTCAATCCACGTTTCTACGGTTTCATTAATCATTCGTTCTAATTCTTTTTCATCGCCTAATTCGATTTCAAAGTTTTCAGCAGCCTCTCCGACATCTTCGCTTAGATTATTTAAAATTGAATCAATAATATATTCCTCTCCAGCCGACCATCTAAGTGTAGGCTCTGTACAAGTTCCTATGTAGACCTCTTCTGCCTCTGGGCGTTCTCCCCTTGCCTCTTCTATTGCTTCAAGTTCTGTATCAAATTTTCCATAAAAGGTTTCTTCATCCCAACCATAACAATATATTTTATTCATCTTTCTCTCTCCTAACTTTTAGTTTAATCACTAAATGATACATTTATTTCTTTCATTTTTTCAAGCAATTCTAATAATGACATTCTTCCAAATTTACGAAAATGAATGACATCTTCTTGCGTTAGTTTTGCTAAATCTTCTGTTGAATACACCTTATTATTTCTCAATGCGTCCGTTGTTCTTGTTGATAGTTTTAATTCTTCTATTAACATAGGTGTTTACCTCCTAAATTTTAATTTAATATAATTAAATAGCGTCTTTTGTGGACATTTCAGCTACCCACATAACAGAACCAATGGTTTACTATCGGAATTATTGTAAATTAATCTGCCCTTACGTGACCACCAACAACCGACGCATTAAACACGCATACCCAAATATTTAATTATAATTTTTAATAGTCTTCTAAAAAAACGTGAAACACTAAACTTTCTTCCTGCAGCATATAACTACCTAAATAGTCTTCTTGATATAAGTCCGGCATTGGATGTCCAGTTCCGACAATACGAATTTTTACTTCTCTGCTTTCTCTCTCAGTATCAACTAGGCACCAAATACAAGGCTCACCTTTTTGTACATCAACTTTCAAAACTTGCTTTTTAAAATTAGTGGTTGATATGAGTATTGGAACGCTTATAGTTTGTCTATCCGTTGTTTTAAGTTGATATTTGTAAATTGTTCTTGTCTGCATAAATTGTTCTCTCCCTTTTCTAAGTTTTTTGTTTATCCTATGGCTAAGTCGTTAAAAACAACGCTATTAAATGATATACCCGGAAACTCTTCTAGATACACAAGCGTATACCAGCTATGCACTTCAAGAAGTTGAAGATTATAAATCTTTCCAATTTCTAACATATAATGATTTTCACTACTTGCCATCATTCCCTCATCGTTTTTACTTCTACAAGCGATTTTTCTAGGCTTATCGTTAGAAATATCCAACCCTATCCTAACCGTAATTGGTGGCATGGCTTGTTTTTCGCAGATACCACTTTCGTCAATCTGCACTGTATATGAAATACAATTGCCTTCTACATTTTCTTCACAAGAAATATTTTTACATCTTACTTTTCTTTTGTCTGATTCCATGTTAATTCCCTCCAAACTTTTTGCTTGATTAACCCCTATTTTCGTTTTCCATAATACGTTCAGCTAAAACATTTACAACTTTTTCTAATGCTTTATTTTTTCTCATAAATTCTAATACATCCCTTTGGCTTAATTCACGCACCTGATTTACTTCTTCAGCATGACGATTCTTAACCCTGCAAGCACACTTGATCAATTCTTCCTTCATTACAAATTTATCAGGTAAACACTTTATTAATTCCATTAATTCATCCATCTATTTTGCCACCTTCCCAGTTGATTTTTTTGCCACACGTAGGGCAGAAAGTGAAATTATTTAAGATGGCATCGCAAAGACATTTGTCACACTTAAACCATTCAAATTCCTTTCTATAATATGTCACACACTTATGAAGTTTAACGGTCACTTGACCTTCTCCAATACCATTCTCAGATAGTTGTTTTTTTAAAGCTTCTTTCGCCCAATACATAGAGCAGGTAAGACAGCATGGTGGAATTTTGCAATTGCTAATACATTTTTTACAATCTCTTTCGATATTCTCTAAAGCTATCCTAATTTCGTTCATATCACACCTTTACCCTTTCAAATTCGATAACCCAAACCCAAGGATTTGCGCCCAAACTATAATTATCAAAATCTTCTTTTTTAATTGTCGAGTTCCAAAGTTCTTCAAAGCGATTTATAACTTGATAATTAATTGGACCCTGATTACTAATTATTCCCTCTGTGTTAATCCCCTCATCAATCATGTCTTGGATTGACATTTCCATAAGCCTTTCAGCTCTAACAGTTTTTACTCTTAGGAAAATACGAGCTGCTACTTTTGGCATATGTATCGAGGGTTTCCATAAAATATCCTCAATCCCAATATTGTTTCTTATAGCCCATTCTTTTGGAATAACATAGTCTTTTTCAGCATCGCATTGAGATATAAATTCTTCACCTCTGCCATCTTCAAGTTCGCCCACAGCAACCGTTCCACGACACCACGTTTCCCTTACATAAAGAATATCTCCAACTTTATATGGTGGTCTTGCATGTTGAATGGTACCGCCATATTCATCAAGCCCCCACCCAAAGCAACCTTCGTTTTCTTGACTAATTCCACTCATTACATAGCCAAGAGGACTTTGATGTTTATTATCAGGTTGCGGTTTCACTATTCTTCTAGTTACTGTCTTTCTGCCATCAAGTATTGCTTTGACCATTTCTTGATTAAATAGTATCGGTTTCATCCTGTAACCCCCTTTTCTTGTCTGCCAAAATCTCGCTTTCAAGTTTTGTAATCTCTTCAATTATTTTTATTCTTTCCTTGCCTACTGCTTTTGAATGCTCATAATATTTTCTAGTAAGCAAGGCTTTCTTTTCTTCAATTCCCATAAATTACCCTCCTATGCAAATTTTAATTGCTCCTGACTATCATCTATTCTCATGTTTGGCATTCTTTTACCTGTGCAAAGTTCAATTAAGTTAGCTAAAACTAAAGCTGCTGCAAAAGGCGGAGGTACTGCATTGCCACATCTTTTAACCTGCTCTGTGCGAGAATACTTCTTACCCTCATAATCCCTATCAATAATATAATCATCTGGGAATCCCTGACATCCATAGAGTTCCTTTGGTTCTAGCATTCTTAATCCAATATCTACAATCTGATAGTCAATACCTTGTATTGTTACAAGTCCAAATCTGTCATGAGTAGTTACTGTATCAAGAGGGTTTTCAATCTTCTGACCTGTGCAATCACCATAATATTTAATTAAAAAGGCTCTAACTTCTCCAAAGTGTCCGTCGCCTGCAACAATAGTATTAATAGGCTCTTTCATATGTTGGCCAGTTGAATTGTGGTTCATTTGGATAATATGAGATGTTTCCAAAATAGGTTCATCTTTTTTTATTCTGTCCCCAAAAATCGGCTTCCCATAATACTTATCAAAGAACTCTTTTAAACCTTCCTTTGGAATCCCATCCTTTTCAAGAATAACTGAAACTTCCGACATTCCATTTATAGCTGTTATTGTATGCAATGGTTCTTTTATGTCACTTGCTATAGATCTGCTTTCTCCGGCATAGTTTTTTGAGATAAAAGCACTTACTAAACCGTATCTATTTGACCCATCTACAGTAAGTAATGGCTCTACTATTTCTTGACCTCTAACGCCGTCCTGTGTGGTTTCAGAATGATATTGAATAAGCGAAGGTGCACAAACATAATGCTTACCACTTGACACAACTGTTGGAAGAGGCTCTTTAACGTCATGTGTTCTAGGTTCTTGCCCTTGCCTTTCTCCGTAACCAACCGGAACAATAAACGGTTCAATAAGGCAGTGTTCATTTTTTGAAACTATTGTTGTTAATGGTTCTCTTAGAGAATAACTTCTATCCTTGCTAAACCCTGTTTGACCTATCTGGACAATAAAAGGTTCTGCATTCTCAATTACAAATTTTTGTAATCCTTTTGCTATTCGCTTCATGGTATTGTCTGCCAACGGTCTAACTGCTCTCATTCCGTACTTTTCTTTAATTTCACCTGCAGTATCAAATATGCTTGGGCAAGGAAGACTAAAATCAATCTGAGTATGAGCTCCCACATATGGTTTTAATAGTCCTTTTTCTAACTCTTTGCTTCCAAGTGGTGCATGGGTATGTTCTGGCCAAACTATTGGCATTCCGTCACATCTTGCAACCATAAAGAACCTTTTTCTTTTTGTTGGAGCTCCGTAATCGGCAGCTACTAACTCATTAAACTCAACATCATATCCTAGACTTTTTAATTGATTAATAAATTTTGTGAAAGTATCGCCTTGCTTAGACTTAATTGGTCTATGTCTGCGATTCAATGGTCCCCATGTTTTAAACTCTTCAACATTCTCAAGCATAATAACTCTTGGTCTTACAGTTCCTGCCCATCTTAGTGCTACCCACGCTAAACCTCTAATTGATTTATCTTTTGGTTTACTACCTTTTGCTTTAGAAAAATGTTTACAATCAGGACTAAACCATGCTAGACCTACTGGTCTTCCTTTACATGCTTGAATTGGATTTACATCCCACACGCTTTCACAATAATGTTCTGTACTAGGATGATTAGCCTTGTGCATTTTAATTGCCTCAGGGTCATGATTAATTGCTATATCTACACTTCTGCCGGTGGCGATTTCAATTCCAGTGCTAGCCCCACCACCACCTGCAAAGTTATCAACTATTATTTCCCTCATAGTAACTCTCCCTTTTCCAAATTTAGAAATCCTGACTCTTTATCTTTAACCAACATTCTGACTTTATCTAAATTCTCTGTGTTAAACATTCTATAAACGTACCCTCTAACTGCTTTATCTGAACAATTCAACTCCAAAGCCATAAGTGGATACTTCCATCCAGCCTTTATCATTTCCTCTAATCGTTTTATCTTTTCCTGTGTCCAAGGAATGTGATTATCAGCTTTAACTGGTCTATCCTTAATATTTAAATCCAAACATCTTCTCTGAATTGCTCCAGATGTTCTATAAAGGATTTTTGATAAATCTGCATATCCATATTTTTGTTGTGATAATAAATTCATCAGTTTGCTATCTTCTATAGGTGTCCAAGGAGAGTTTTTAAAAATTGTATTTTGTTTAAAATCTCTTTTTCTTTTTTCTTTTACCCATGTAGGTTCTTCACCTAAATTATTTTCTTCAAATTTCGAAAAATCTAAAATATCTTGATTTTTTTCAGCCCACTTCCAAAATTCAGTTATATATATAATTTTAAATCTACATTTGTTTACTCTTTTTTTATGTATTGGAAAATCTCTGTTTTTTATCCATGAAATAGCCTTATAAGAATAACCACCACCATAACCAATAGCTTCCAAAAATTGATTAAAGGTCGCATATTCCCAACTTTCTAAAAATGTTCCAAGACCTAATTTATTTTTTTTTATCTTAATAGCATTTATTGTTCTATTAAGTTTTTTTGCCATAAATGGAATGGCCACTTGTCCCCAGTGATCATTTAGATACTCTACTTCTTGTGTGCTCCAACTTCTATTAATTCCCATTTTGTTTCCAGAGTAAAGACGTCTTTATTGCTGGCCAGCAACCTCTACTCCTTTCAATTATTTAGTATATTTTTTAATCAAATTTCCTTTAGCGGTCTTCTCTCGTTTAACGGAAGCTCGCTTGTTATTTATTTTCTTTAATACCTGCTCAATTGATTTATCCATAACGTTTTTCCTCGATTGGTTTTTATTTAAGCCTCTAATGCCTGACCACAATAACTACAATAATTTTGACCTGGAAGAGTTCTTGCTCCGCATTTGCAAAATGTTATTTTGAAATTTCCATCATAGGTAGGTTTCATAGCTATCTGCTTTTCAATGGCGCTTATAGCAACTTCGCAAGCTCCTGTTGGCACGCCTAACATTTCAAACGAATTACTAAAATCTAAAAATCTTTGTATTGCTTCCTCGTTACTCATATGATTGCCTTTCATATTTTGGATATTTAAAATTGCTTCTCTGAGACCATTCCCACCGCTTGTAAGAATAACTACTTTTGCCATATCTCACACTCCCTTTACTTTCTCGATAATAAAATTCTTATTAGTCCATTGAGTTATTTGCATGGCGTCAAAAGGTTCTCCACAGTTAGGGCACACTGGCCACATTCCTTTTTTGTATTGTTCGTTCATTTCACGGAACGTCCTATTTTTTATCATCCGTTTTATCTCTTTATTTGCTTCTTGATAATAAAATTTAGCCTTGTCTTTCATTTGCAACTGCTTTTCTTCAATTTCTTCATTTCTTTTTGTAAAGTTATATAAGGCCTCAAAAGGATCTATAATTGCACCACAGTCCAAACACATTACAAGCCTATTTGTTGTATCAATTTCATAGTGTGGATTTTCACATTTACAAATTTTCTGCTTGCCACGATTTATTTTTGCTAACTCAAAAGATACTATTTGTTTTTCCATTTCATCACCTCAACTTTTGGATTACGCTCTACCACAAGCCTTTTCCCATTCAGCAGTAAACCATTTCTGATAACTAGGTTTATGAGATATAGTTTCCCTAGAATTATTCTCGTGATACTGAAAAGTCCATTGCTTAACCCCTTCACCAAAATATGGATTTCTAGTTCTTGTATAGTTTTCAATATCAATATTTGAATTTCCAACTATTTCATAAATCTGATCAGTGGTTACATTTATTTCCAAAATCTTTCCGTCAAGAAGCAAATCATATTTTTGGTTTTTCATTTACGTCAGCCTCCCTGTAAACTGTCACTATTTTTTTAGTATCAGAATCATATTGTTTGCCACACTCAACAACCAATCCCATATTGACCAACTCTGTAAGCCTTGGATGTACTTCCTGACGATGTGGAGAAACTCTCAACCCCGACTTATAAAGTGAGATAGCAATCTGTCTAGCAGTAAGTCCAACTTTAGAAGTATTAAGCAATTTTTGAATTTGTTTATATGCTGTTAATTTATCAACTGGTTTTACTTCATTCATTTTCATACCTCCGCTTATTTTAATAATTGTTTTTCAAGTTCATTGTAGTCATAGGTCCTTTGACCAAATCCTGTAAAACTATTCTTTGGTTTTGCAGATTCTTTTTTTATTGTCACCATATTGGGATCTACTGGTGTATAATTTTCATCAAGGTAATCAATATAGCCTTTGTTAAAAAATGAACTCCCATATTTCCAAAACTCTATGTTAGTATTTTTACTATCATCAATGTATCTTTTAATCGCTCGCTCAATTTCCTCATATCCAATTTTGAACAAGATATTTTTTTGTTTATCAGAAACACTAGCTTTGCCTTTTTTGATTGGGTATAATTTCCATATTTCTTCAAAAAAATCGCCATATGTTTTATTCTTTACATTCTTTATATTCTTTACTTTCTTGTTAGTGTTCACTGGTTGTTCACTGGTTGTGCAGTTGTTGTTCACTTGTTGTTTAATCTGTTGTTCATTACTTTGGTATATATCCCAATTAAGTATTGTAATTAGGCGATTTCTGTTACAAGTTAGCTGTTCAATTTGATGTTCGTTTTCAAAGGATTTTAAAATTCTTTGCACTTTACTTTCGTCAACTTTAAATTTGCTAGAAATCGCTTTTCGACCAGTAATTAGCTGTCCAGGTAAGAGAATAATTTTTTCTCCATTGAATAAAGTTTCATATTCTTTGTGAGTAGCACTCAATAATAAATATCCCCAAACTGCAAAATAATCACTGTCTTTACAAATAATTGGACTGTCTAGAGTTTTCCGATAAAATTTTATATAACCATCCATTATCACTCCACCTGTTCGCTTAATAACTTAATTACCATTTCCCCTGACTCTTCAGGACGACAAAACATGAACTTAACTCCATATCTTAACTGCATTGTAAATAAAGATTTTGCAAGTATTTCACCCTTAGTTGCTGTTGGAAACTTTTGTATTTTCTTATACTTAGGCTTCCCATTTTTAAAATATCCAATAATCTGATCTGAATTTTTATAAATCATCAATCTAGGATTAACCCAGTAAAACAAATCTTCTATACAGCCAACAGAGTCTTTATTTTCAACCAATACAATAAGCTTAATTTTGCTATTCTCAGCTCTTTTTAGTTCCCTATGGAATGAACCTTGCCTTTTAACATAAAGCCCTTGCAAGAGGCTATCTGTGCTTTCTGAAAAGCCATTTCCATAACACCAGTCTGCAATTTCTCTTTCTGGAAACCGTCCATCGTCATCGTCACAAATTATGTGAAAAATCTCCGAATATCTTCCGTCTAAAGAGTTACATTTAAATATTTCTAATAAAGCAACCTCTATATCTTTTTTTGGAGTTTTTCTAACCTGAATATCTCCAATTAACTCCTGGATATCTTTTTTTGTATCTACACAAACTGTCTGATTAGTTGGAAGCGTATAATCACCGCAATATAATTTTGTTCGGTTACACATAACTCCAACAGATCTAAAATATTTATGCTTTAAATCGTGCTTAAATTCTTGTTGTCTAGTATCTTCTAGGATAAGCATGATTTATTCCCCCTCTCTAGTTAAATGGCAGACCTTCGTCTTCCACTCCGTCTGGTATATTCATAAAGTCAGCACCCATTGAACTTACTGGTTCAGGCATTGGTTGAGTGTTATAATCAGTTCCGCCTGATGCTGCTTTGCTTTCTGCAAATTCGGAATTTTCAACTACAACGTCAGTTGTATATACCTTTTGACCATCTTTATTTGTGTAGCTTCCTGTCTGTATTCTTCCCTCAACAAGAATCTTAGTTCCTTTGCGAAGATACTTTTCTGCAAACTCTGCAGTCTTTCCAAAAGCGACACAGCTTATGAAGTCTGCTCCTTGCTCATTGTCTTTTTTAAATCTGCGGTCAACCGCCATGGTATATCTAGCAACCGCCATATTATTCTCTGCACCTGAATATCTAATGTCAGGGTCTTTTGTGAGCCTTCCCATTAAAATCACTTTATTCATATAAATATCTCCTAATTCAATTTGTTTTGAAAGGCAACAAGAGTTACCTCTTCGACTTCTATGTCATATCCAACATTTACAGCTTCAGCCAGATAATCACTGGCAATTCCATAGATATGTTCTTTAATGTCCCCCTCTTGCCAAAAGTCAGATTTCACATTTGCTTTTATCAAAATTTGCATTTTGCATCTCCTCCTAAAACGGTGTTTTTATTAATTCAAATTCTTTACCCTTTAATGCAATGTCTACATTTGCATTTGTTACTTTTTTTATACTTTCAACAAAAAGCTTTTCATTAGAGTTACTATCTGATAAATGTATCAAGATAACGTTTCGCAATTCGGGGCTATCATTTGCCTTTACAAATTCCACTACTGTATTTAATTCCATGTGTGTTTCAAGTATTCTATTTCTAAGTGAAGTTTGGTAGTTTTCATCAACTAACTCTTTTGAGTAATTGCACTCCACTAAGATGTGATTAAGCCCTGTGAATTTATACTTGATATATTCTGTATCGCTTGCATAAATAAGCTTGCCTAAATCAGGATGTGTTATCAGAAATCCCACACAGGGCAAATCATGATGCAACTCGAAGCCCTGCACAGTAAATCCACCAATTACATACGGAAACCCTTTTATAATGGAATTTGTCCATTCTCCAGTAATAGTATTTATTGCAGTGTGTGTTTCATCTGAGGTGAAAACTTCAATGCCTGCCCTTATGTAGTCTTTTATATACTTCGCATGATCACCATGCTCGTGTGAAACTAAACAACCAACCACCTTGCCAATTTGAAAATCGATAGCTTTTTTTACATCCAACAATCGACATCCCGCCTCAATCAACAAGATTTCTTCATTACAAATCAATGCATACCCATTTCCGATACTTCCGCTATTTATTGTCTTGCAGAGCATTGAATCACCTCGCATCTAAAATATTATTAATAAGTAAATCCATTTGCTGCACCAACTTTTTACAATTCCCATGCGAAACATGATTTTTCCATGAGTTATAAGATTCATAGAAGCATTTATCCGAAATCTTATTTTCTACAAGAAGCTTTGCCATCTTTGTAAATTTCTTTTTTGCAATTCTTTTGTTGTGATTATCAATTTTTCTAATTGCAATGCCTGAGTCGGTTATATATGTATGAAATCCAAGAAACTTAATACCGTTTTTAAATGGAAATATTTGTGTTTTGTTGTTTAAAGAAAGCTTTAATTCATCTACAATTTTTTTAATCTCCCTTAAACATTTTTGTAAATACTTCTTATCTTTGTGAATGAGGTAGAAATCATCCATATACCGACCATAATATTTAATTCTTAAGTTTTCTAAAATATAATGGTCCATTTTATCCAAATACATTAATGCAAATACTTGGCTTATTTGATTTCCCAACGGAATCCCTACGCCTTCTGTGCTATCGATAAATAGATTACATAGCCAAATTACGTCTTCATCCTCAAAGTATCGCCTTACCATGTCTTTTAAGACTTCATGGTCTATATTGTAGAAAAACTTTGATATATCACATTTCAAAATATATCCGTCATTTTTATTATGTTTAAAAAAATCAAGCATATTTTCTTTTAGTCTATCCAACCCAAACAAAGTTCCTTTTCCAACCTGACCTGCGCAATTATCTTTAATGAAAACCTTGCTTAGTTTAGGTATAAGGATGTTGTCGCAAAGGCTGTGCTGAACAACCTTATCTTTAAATTCACATGCCTTTACAACTCTCTCCTTAGGTTCGAAAACTTTAAATTCATTGTATTTTGAAACCTTATATGTTTTGTTTTCTAGCTGACTCCTTAAAAGGCTAATTCCCTCTAAAGCCATAATTTCAAACTTTGCAGAGCTTCTCTTATATCCCTTACCTTTTTTAGAATCTCTATAGGCTTTATATAAATTATCAAAACTAACAACATCTTTAAAATCTTCCATAAATATCTATCCTTTGTTTTTATCTCTTCGAGAAAGGTTATATGTTCTTTTGATAGTGGCGTATTGATTTCGTATAATTCACTACTTTTACTAACTTTCCACCAGAACGGACGAACACCGTTATCGTAGTTGCAGTTCCTGTTGTTGACAGTACCATCCGAGTTCACAATGCAAACGGTGTGCGATGCAACATATAACCAAATTATCTGTTCTTATCTTTTGTCCTAAGCGCTAAAGTCATATATTTTACGTCAGTAACTTTTTTAACCCAATATTCGAGGCTTATATTTCCGAGAAATCCTAAACTTTGAGTGAGTTCAATAAAAAATAGGAGTTCATCACAGTAGTTAATTACATCATTCATTAGTGATATTCTTTGAGGCTTATAAAGTGCTAAGTCTAACCTATTTGCTTCAAGCAGATTTTCATATATTTCTAGGGTTTTTATCTGCATCTTATCTACTAAGGAATGTCTAAACTTCTTTGGAATATGATTACTGTTTGAAGTGACTTTAAATGTATGAGTTGCTAACTCTTTAGCCTTAAGAATCACCTGCAAGTCGTTATTTTCTTTCATAACCTTTAGTCTTCACAAGATACTAAGATATCAGATTGAAAGATGCAAAACGGACGAACACCGTAAACGTAGCTGCAGTTCCTGATGCCGACAGTACCATCCGAGCGCACAATGCAAACGGCGTGCGAATAATCAGCAGTTGGGGTGGAAAATGGAGTACAAAGCCAAAACCATTCACCTAGAGGTTCTAGGATGTCTCTATTTTGCTTGTAGAGGTCATATGTCATTAATGAAACTTTATCTATACACTTGTCGTAATCTTTTAACCCGTCCAAGCTAGTTAAGTCGATTTCAAATTCGCAGATGTTTTTTGCAGAAACTTCATTTTCCAATTCTTTTAAAAATTCAGAGTTAAGATATTTTCTTAATTCGCTTTTTGCCCAATTATTCGAATTGGCATCAAACTTTCTTTCACTTGGAAGCAATCCCTTAAGAACACAATATGCGCTTCCTGACTCTTCCTTAAGCTTTATAAAGACATGTTCCCCAACCTTAAAGGTTTCGCCACGTGAAACTGATGATAGGCTTATTCTTTCCTGTGCCAACTCTGCCTCTAA